CACAGGTACTCAGGCCAAACCCGTTGCAGCACAGCGCATCTCGCCCGTCCACTGTCCAAACCACCCCCAGGCCAGCCACCCCAGCGGGCACCCCACCCCCACCCAAGCGAGCGCCCCCTAAGGCGTCATACCCTCCCCCTCCCACTTGCAACACCCCCCATAATTGACCCTCCCTACCTAGGTACTGCACAATTCTTAACAAAAAGCCCCTTACAGGTTGCCCCACCCCCGCTATGTCCATCCGCCCCCAATTGAGTACCCTATCTACATATGTACGTCAGCTATTCCAGTGGGAGTCCTCGGAATTGTGCCAGGCGGAAAATGTCTAGACGCGCCCATTGCAGTCAGCACCCGATGCACAACGACGTACACCGAGCTCCGCACCCGAATCTACGAAACTCTTCTACCTCACCAGCGTGAATTTGTTGACGACACTGATCATTTAATCTTGGGTTTATGCGCAGGTTTTGGAGCGGGCAAGACCTGGGCTCTAGCCGCCAAGTGCGTATTCCTTGCGATGGACAACCCGAACACTGTTGGTGCAGTATTCGAGCCAACATTCCAGATGGTGTTGGACGTATGGGTTAGAAGCTTTGATGAATTTCTGGAGCGATTTGCGATTGACTTTGACTACCGTGCCAGCCCCCAGCCGGAGTACATCCTGCACCTGCCGCACGGCCCCTGCACATTGCTATGCCGAACATTAGAGAGCGTAAACCGAATCCGAGGCACGAACCTTGCGTTCACTTTATGCGATGAAATCGACACATCTAAGTATGAATTAGCGCAAAAGGGCAGTGAGATGATTTTGGCCCGACTACGTGGCGGCAAGAAGCCTCAATTTGCGATGGCTTCAACGCCAGAAGGCTACGGCTTCATGTGGAACACATTCGATCAAAAAGCCGGCCCAGACCGCCATTTAATCCGGGCCAAAACAGTAGACAACCCCTACCTCCCCCCTGGCTTCATCGACTCGCTATATGCGAACTACCCACCCCAGCTACTAGCCGCTTACCTGCAGGGCCAATTCACCGCCCTAGACAAAACAACGGTCTACTCATATTTCGACCGAGACGTTCACTGGAGTGATGAAGAAGTCCGTGCGGAGGACACGATTTATGTAGGTCTGGACTTCAACGTCGGCACCTGTTTCATGGAAGTATGTGTAAGGCGTGGGGACATATTCCACTTTGTTGCAGAACACGTTGCAAAGGACACGCCAACAATCACGGCCCGACTCAAGGACTTATACCCAACGCACATCGACCGAGGGTTGTTGACAGTTGTGCCAGATGCCGCGAGCAAACACCGCACCACAACGAACGCAAGTGAAAGCGACCTAGCAATCCTGAAGCGCAGCGGAGTGCGGATCAAAGTATCAAACAGCAACCCGCTCGTCGAAGACCGCGTAAACGCAGTCCAAGTCCTCCTCCTAAACAACCGCCTGCGCCTCCACCCCAGCTGTAAGTATTTAATCCGCGCCTTCGAGACGCAGACCTACAACAGCAAGGGCACCCCGGACAAAAGCGGTAGCGGCCTTGACGACAAGAGCGGCCCGGTGGATGCCGCCGGCTACGTCCTCCACTCCCTGGCGGGCTTACGCCGCTACCAAACAGGCGGCAGCAACTTCGAGTTCAAGTAGCACGGAAACCTAGGCAATAAGCACCGAAGTACAGAGTGGCCGTCCTAAACAGTTCATACCCTGGCCGCGACTTCACCGCCCCCCGCGCCTTCGAGCCTCTGCCGGCCCCCCTCCCCAGCGGAGCTGAGGACAACCCAAGCGTCTTAAGCAGCAGCGTGTTGTCAATGCTGCCAAAGTGGGACCCAATCAATGTGTGCCTAGGCGGCACCGCTGCCTTACGCCAGGACGCCCCGCGTCTAATCCCGCAAGAACCGCGAGAGGACGCAGGTGCGTATGAGCGCCGAATCTTCCATGCCGTCCTACCCCCCTTCCTCCAACGCCTCGCTAGCCAAGCCGCCGGCTTAATCCTGCGTAAGGGCATCCAACTCCAAGGCGACCCTTACTGGGCGGACTGGGCACAAAACGTATGCGGAGACGGCACAAGCCTCAACAGCTTCGCCCGTCAACAACTCGAAATCGCCCTGCTTTACGGCCACAGCAGCGCCATCATCGACTACCCCCCAGCTGACCGCCCACGCACCCTGGCGGACCAGCGCCGGAGCACAGCCCGCCCATACCTAATCCACGTCCACCCGCAGACGATCCGTGGCTGGCGCACCCGCAACAACAACCCGCAATCAGACCTAACGCAAGTCCGCATCCGCGAGTTAGCGCTGGAGTCAGCGGGACGATTTGGGGAGAAGCAAGTCGAGCAGATCCGCGTTTTAGAAGCGGGCAACTACGAGTTATGGCGCCGGGACGCAAGTGGCGGCTGGCTTCTGCACGACAGCGGCGACACAAACCTAGACCGCATCCCGCTAGTAACGGTTTACGGCAACCGCCACTCAACCCTACTCAGCTCCCCACCCCTACTAGAGGTGGCGTATTTAAACATCGCGTACGCGCAACGCTTCTGCGACTTCATGCACAGCGTCCACGTCGGCGCGATGCCCATCCTAACGATGCGAGGCTTCGACCCAGACGCGGACTCCCCCATCGGCATCAGCGTCAACACTGCCGTACTCCTACCAGTTGACGGCGGGGCGGAATTTGTGCAACCGACCACAGACGCCTTCGACTCCCAGCTCAAATGCTTAGAGGCGCTGGAGGGCCAAATCGCCCGCCTAGGCATCAACACCCTAACTCAACAGAACACAACCAACGCCGCTGCTGAAAGCAAGCGTATGGACCGGATCGACAGCGACAGCATCATGGCGCTAATCAGCGCAGACCTAGCAAATGCCCTCACCAGCATGTTAGAGATCGCAGCCCAATACGTAGGCATCGACCCTCCAGAAGTAGTAATCGAGCAGGACTACGACAACAAGTTGCTGGACGGCAACAGCATCACAGCCCTCCTCCAGCTCTTCATGCAAAACGCAATATCACAGGAAACACTGCTAGACGTACTAAAGCAGGGCGAAGTATTACCCGCCGGCATCAACATCGAGGAAGAAGTTACACGCACCCGCGACTACATCAACGAGCAAAACAATTCCCTCGGCCTCGACCCCCTAACAACAAACCCCGCCGCCCTCCAACGCACAAACAGTGCCCGCACCGGCCAAGGCGAGGGCCTATCTTCCGCAACGCTGCCGACGCCAATGCGTCCGGGCAACGGCCCTTCTTAAAGTGAATGACAGAAAACGAATACCTCCTTTCCACTTATTCCCTACTAAGTAAATACGAAGCGCAAGTAAACAACGACACCAAGGCCCTCCTCCTACTGTTGTTATGGCGTTTGCGCCAGGCGCTAATCGCCTCACTACCAGACAAAGGCTTAAGCCGCCGCCTACTCCTATCCCCCCTGCTATACACATTCGGCTTAGAACTACAAGCGTACAGCGACCTCTATCTTTCAATCTTATTAACGCAGCTAGAGGAAGTAGACGCTTTACATGCGGAGAGAGCAGCGGAGTATGCAGGATTGCGCCTAACACTGCGTGACTACAAACCGCGACGAGGCGAAGCTTTACTAGGCAGCACCCGCAGTGGGGGCAACACGCTTTTGGCGCGATTCACCCCAGACGAGAAGACAGGACTAAGCCCCTACACAAATTCGCACCTCAACGCAATCCGGGGGCGACTACTAGGTGCATTAATCAGGGAGGACGCAACGATTGAGATTGCCCGTCTAATTGTGGCAGAGCGCACCCGCAGCGGGATAGTGCAGCCCATAAATGCGCGAGGCACGATATACAGCACCTTACGCAACAGGGACACCGCCCTCACCAGCAATGCGATTTGGGAAGTAAGCGGCGTAGCGGAGCGCGCAGTCTTCGAGCGTAAGAAATACCTAACAACGCAGTATCCAGAGTTTGAGGGCGCACCTATTTACGGCGAACGCGGTTGGAGATGGAACGCGGTGTTAGACCCGGCCACCTGCCCAGTGTGCCGCCCACTAGACGGCCTCCTCCGTCAAAGAATCACAGAATTCCCGTACATCCCGCCTGTGCATCCGAGATGCCGGTGTCGCATCCTCCCAATTAATTAACAATCCCAGCGGCAACTTAGAGCGTCTACCCCCTTACCCATGCCTGAGCAAGTTGTAGCGGTTCCTCCCGTGGAGGAATCAGCTGAGTCAGCGATTCAGCGCCCTACCACCGCCCCAGCCGAGGACCTAAGCGCCCTGCGCACCAAACTCGAACTTGTGCAACGCGACAACCTCGACAAAGGGGAAGTCAACAAAGCGTTAAACGAGCGACTTGGTGAGGCAGAGAAGCGTTTCAGGGAATTGGAGACAAAATTAAAGACCACAACCCAGCAAACACAAGCCAACAATGGTGAGTACAAGCAGTTGTGGGATGACGCGACCGCAGAGAATGCCCGCCTAATGCAGCGCATTAGCGAGTTAGAGGCCCAACTCAGCGATAAGGACAATGCGATCAGTGCCGAACGCCTTCGCGCCACAGCGTTAAATGCGTTCAGCAGTGCCCACGCATTAGCGCCAGATCAGCTATACGGCCTTCTCTCCCCCCAGCTACGAGACAGCAACGGAAGTCCCGTTGTAGTAGTGAATGGGATTGAGCAACCGTTAGAGGCCCACTTGCAGATGATGAAATCTGCGGGTAGTGGATGGGACCATCACTTTGCGGCGAGTACAGCAAGAGGCATGGGAGCAACCGCCAGTGCAGCCGCCGGCAGTGGTGCGATCAACCCATACAAGCGCGAGAGCTACAACCTCACTGAGGTGCTCCGACTTGAGGCGGACAACCCCGAGCTTGCCAAAGCCTTCCGGTTAGAGGCGAGCGGCGGGTAATCCACGGTAACCCCCCGCAATTAAGAAAATGACCCTACAAAACATGGGCGGAACATTCCTGTCCGCCATGATCACCCGTCCCGAGTTCGCCGGCTATTTAGCCGAGCGCATCTTCAACGAATCCCGTTTTGTTCAAAGCGGCGTTGTAGCGCGCAACAGCGCACTTGACGTACGCGCTGGCGGCACCCGCATCCGAGTACCCGAGTTCGATCCAATTGCGCCTACTGTAGAGCGCATCGACTCCAGCAACAGCTGGGGCACCGCAGGTGCGGGCTACCTAACCCCCCAAGCACTCAGCACAGACGAGCAGATCATGACGATTCTGCGTCGTGGTTTTGCCTACGGCGTGGACGACATTTCCAAGCTCGGCACTGGTGTAGCTGATCCTTTGGGTCATGTACGCAACCAGCTTGCAGCTGCTGTGAACAAAGCCAAGACCGCTACCCTAGTAGCCCAGCTAAACGGTGTATTCGGCAACCTCTCAGGCTCCGGCATTTTGGGTGCCAACACCCTGAACAAGACCGGCACCACAACTGCCACTGCAGCGAACTACCTAACTGCAGGCAACGTAGTAGCTGCCAAGCAGTTACTGGGTGAGCGTGGCAGCGACCTAAGCACCATTGTAATGAGCAGCGCGGTAGCTGCTTATTTAGAGGAGACCGGCTACCTGCAAGTACAAAGCAGCGGCGGCAGTGTTTACGCCGGCAGCGGCGTAGGTGCAGGACTCGGCGCAGGTATTGTTGGCCGTTTCGCAGGCTTGAACGTAGTAGTTGACGACCAGATCGGCGTAATGGCCGGCGGCACCGCAACTCACCTCAACAAGTACCCCGTGTACCTCTGTGGTTCAGGCGTAATTGGCGAAGGCATCCAACAGGATCTCCGCGTTGAGTACGACCGCAACAAGCTGAGCTTCCAAGACACAATCATCGTGGATTGGCACATGGGCTACCACATCTTCGGCACCCGTTGGGCTGCCGCTGGTGACAACCCCACCGACGCAAACAGCAGCGGCAACTTGGCTGCCACCGGCTCCTGGGCACTTGCATACACCAATGCAAAGAACGTGCCTTTAGTAAGGATGCTGGTAAACACCCCTTACGACACAGGCGTTTACTAACCGCAAGGTCACCCCACCCCAGCCCCCCGTCAAAAGCGGGGGGTTTTTTCTTGCGCCACAATCCAATCCTTCAGCTCAGCTACATACTCCCTCAACTGCTGAGCCTTATCCATGTGCCACTGATCCCCAGTTTGAAGGAGCAACCCAGAGTGATTATCAATAGCTTTAAGCAACTTACTTATTACTGCATTCCAGGGTTCACGAACAGGAGTATTCCACTCGCGACGCGAAGAAGTCACAACTAGATGGCGTCTAATCGTGCTAATTCCTGACGATTAAAGAGGTTCAAGGTATCGACGGACATTTTGTAGCTCTGAAGGACTACTTGATTCACCAACACATAACTAAGTTGCAGGGACTCAGCAATATCAGGCACCTTCTCCCCCTGCTGAGCCATCTCTTTAATTTTGAGCACTACATCGACCCATTTCCGTGGTTCAGGAGCTTTACGGGTGCGGGGTGTTTTAACGTCTTCGGTCACAAAAGCAGATGCCACTAATCAAGGTTGCCGGCACGGAAACCTAGGGTGTGTAAGGGAGTCTCATGGCCGCGACTATCAATGCCACCCCAGGCGCGGCGGATGCAAACAGCTACCTAACTTTGGCTGAAGCATTGGTGTTTGCGGACTCAGCCATCGACGCTGTGGACTGGTACACAGCAACTAGCGACGTTAGGACCCGCGCCCTTATTACTGCCACCCGCACCCTCGATCTTCTGAAATATGTCGGCACCCGTAGCACCACCACCCAAGCGCTCGCCTGGCCGAGAAAAGACTACGCGACCAGTGAAAAAACCTACACCGCCACGGAAATACCCGACGAAATAAAGCAAGCCCAGTTCGAGGTTGCGCTTTCACTGATTCAGAACGCAGTAAGCGCAGGCAGCGGCTCCACCTCCATCATCCCCGGCATCAACAATGCCGACCTGCAGCGCGTAAAGCTCGACGTAATCGAGATCGAATGGAAGCGCCAACTAAGCAGCACGAGCCCAGCCAAAGTAGTAAGCCCCGGCCTGCTAAACGACCTAGTGCTGAACACGCCCGGCTCCACGATTGCAGTAGTTCGCAGCTGACCCTACCTAGCTATACCCACTACACTAGGTAGGTAGCCGCGCTACCTGAGTGCCTGTAGCCAGTTCACCAAAGAAGCGCCCCCGCACCGGCTATCTAGCGACGCCATTAAGTCCTGACGAGCAGCGTCATGTCGGGCAGATGTACCGCGACCACCAGGGCATATTGCATTTAATGGGTCGCAAGATGTATAAGAAGTACCCATTTGTTGCGACCGACGACTTATTCAGTTGTTGCGACATTGCATTTATCAAAACCTGCCGCGCTTGGCAACCAGCAAAGGGCACATTTAGCACATTGCTAACAGTGTTCTGCGAGGGTGAAATCCTGCATTGGATTCGCGACAACAACTGGCTTGTAAAGGCCCCCGGCAACGTGCGACGGATTGGCCAACAAGCCCGGCGAATGTTAGAAGCCGGCAAAAAGATGCAGGAGATATGCGTTGCTTTATCAGTAACTGATGTGCAATTAAAGCTCGCGTTAGTTGCAACCCAACCCACCGACCACGACGTTCGAGGTTTCGAGCTACACGAGTGCCCCCGGCCCACCCCATGGGACGTTCTACTAAGTGAAGAAGACGAGTAAGGCAACTTAGACCAGTATAAAACAGCTTCAAATGACCGGTTCCTTTTTTGCGGCTCTTGGCTATAAGCTTTATGTAAAAGCAGGCACAACCGCAAGCGCAATACCTGCCACTTCCACCGGCATGACCAGAGTGTTGTCACTAGACAACAGCGGCATCCAAGCACAGTCAGACACTGTGGACGTATTGGACTACGATTCCTCCCAAGGTTTCAAAGCATCACTGATCACCGGCCAGTCATACAGCATTCAATGCTCAATGAATTTGAGCACAAAGGACCCAGGCTACTTATTACTTAAGGCGGCTGCATTAAACGCTGCAACAGGTGCAACTGTTCAGTGGTATCGCGAAACCCCAGT